GCACTTCTTCAGAGAAACCGTATTTCAGGTAACGCACTTGACTACGTTGACCTTCTACCTATCGCACACCCACGGTCCACCCGTGACCACGAGCTTTCCGGCGCTCAGCTTTTCGAGTACCGCTCCCGCTGGGTTTTGGATGACCCACGGATTACCGACTACACCGTTCGCACGCTTCTTGCGTCTGCGCTAACTGCGCACCCCGCAACAACCGAGTACGAGTACGCCATCGCCCGTCTTGAGGCAATGCCACAGGGCACCGTTCCTCAGTACGCACTCGTTGCTGCTCTCGGTGACGGCAACTCTTCGATGGCCCGTCGTGCCCGTGCGATGCTCCAACGCCGTGACCGCAAGGGTCGCTTTGCTGAGATGGGCGGCGGTCTTCGTGCACTCATTCGCATGGCGAACAAGGCTGTTCGCACTTTGACTGGACGGACTCTGGTTCAAGGTATTGCTGGTGACACCTTCGACATGGAACTGCCAGACGGAAAGATTGTTCGTCTTCCTGCCAAGTCTGTTGAAGGCATCAAAGCACTCATCCCCAGTAAGCAAACTAAGGATGGTTTTTCCAAGAGTCCAGCTAGCTACAAAACTGGCGACCCCATCATTGACTTGGCAGACCTTGAGTTTGTTGATGCACCAGAAGGTTTCAACGTAGACCCAGACTGGTCACCAGATGAGGGAGACCTCGAAACCTACGGAACAAACCTCAGCCACGGCACCATGTACACCGATGATGCTTACGATGTTCTGAAGTTCGACGTTCCCAACGCCAAGTCCAGAGACCTCTTCGAGATTGCTCAGCAAAAAGAAGAAGAAGGTCAAAACATTGTCACCATCGGCAAGGGCAAGAACAACTGGCTAGACCCGAAACTTCCCGTCTACTTCGTCTCCCGCCGTGATGGCAAGGACAAGACATTCGCTGCAACGCAGTCGTGGGCCGACGCTCTTGACTTCATTCGTCAGGATGAGCCTAAGTACGAGACCGGCGACATGGTTGACCCGAAGAAGACATCTTCTGGGAAAGCCCCCAAGGTAAAAGCAACTCTTCCCGAGGGTGAGCCAGATACAGAAGTAGAGGCACCAGAAGCAGATGCAGAGGCTCCAACCGAGCTACCATCTGTTCCCGAAGGTTTCTATGAAGTAGAAACAGAACTTCCATACATTCCCGAAGGACCGGCTGACGGGCAACAGTCTCCTGACTTTACAGATGACCCAGCAGAGCTTGCACAAAAATATGACGCAAACGAACTCAAAGAAGCAATTAAAGAAGCTGTCCAAGGAACCCCCGATGACCCGGGTACCGGATTTGGATTCCTCCCATTCGAAGAGGGAGACGAGGGTGTCCCCGCTGACGCTCTTTACTCGGCGCTTAAAGAGCAGGGCGAAGATGCCGAAGCATTTCTCCGAGACCTTTATGAGAGCGCTGACGGAGGGGATGCTGAATCACCCGAAGGCGTAGAGGTTCCAGAGGTCTCAGATGAGGTCAAAGAAGAGTTGGGTGGAGACCTAGAGCCTGCTCTTGAAAAACTTCCTGAGCCCAAGGAAGCCCCGCCTCTAATTGAAGGGCTCACTGAGGACGAGAAGGCAGAGTTCCTTGAGACAGGAGACTACAAGCCTTACCTGCCTGAGAACCCCGGTCTTGTTGAAGAAGACGTTCCCGAGGGTTACACGGCGCTTAGCTCAGACCCATTCGACGTAGAGTCAGCAGTTCTACCCGAGGGTGCCCCAGAGGGCTTCTCGATGAACCCGGTTGACATTGCGAACAACTATGAGACAGAGGGTCTTAAAAACGAATTCCGTCGTGCCCTTGAGCCCGGTAACGAAATGCCCGGTTATGGAATTCTTGGAATGGAGACCCCCGAGGGCGAAGAGTATGTCGGGTACGTCCCCGGCGAAGCCATTCGTGACGCTCTCCAGTTGCAAGGTGTAGACACAGCCACTCTCGCAAACGACATCTACAACGAGGGTGAAGAAGGACAAGCAGATGACGCACTGACTCCAGACGAGGTTGATGAGGCCCTAGAAGGAGAAGGAGAAACCCCTGCTACAGAACCCGAAGGAGAACCCGGTCCCGAGGAAGCGCCGGAAGAGGGCGCACCTGCCGAGGGGGAAGCTGAAGCGCCAGCGATTCAATCCCCGCCCCCCGGAGGACCTAAGGCCCCAGACGAGTACAAAACCGGAGAGCCAGACGGACCTGCAAAGCTTCGAGCAAACACCACCGACCTCAAGCCCGGAGATGTAACAGCCAACGACTTCTTCACCGTTGAAGACGTTGAGCCGTCTGAGTTCCCCGGTAAGTCGTGGGTCACCGGTTACTACCCGGGCCACCAGACTCAGAAGACCAAACTGTGGAAGAACAACACCGGCATTGATGTCTACCGCAATGTCACTCCTCCTGAGAAGGGCGACCTGCCTGAACTGAGTAAGCCGTTCGCAAAGGACTACGGCAAGGTCAAGCCATCCCCTGACGGCTACGAGTATGGCTCTTATCAGCCTGTTGACCCAGAGGCCAAAGAGAAGTACGAAGCCGATTGGGATGAGTACAACCAGTCAATGGAGACCGCTAAGGGTATGTGGTCTCCGCCAGAAGATGTCGAAGACTGGCAGACAGAAGCAGCCGCTCCTGACTACACCATCAACAACTCCATTGGTGTAAACAAGACCCCTTCCGTAAAACTCCAACCCGGGGACATCACCTTCAAGAGGCTTCGTGACGGATACGAATTCTTTGTTGTCGAAGGTGTTTCGATTGACGAAGACGGAAACGCTGTTGTTGATGGCTACTACCCCGGTCACACGAAGCAGCAAAAGAGCTGGGGCGGTAAAACTAGAATTTCCTTTATCCGTGGTGCAGAAGCTCCTGCATCTGGAGACCTCCCCGAACTTCAACGTCCTAGCGAGGGAGACCCTGACTATGACGAAAAGAAGAAGGCGTTTGACGATGCTAAGGAAGCCTCCGCTCAAAACTACGAGCCACCGGTTGACCTAACCGAGGCAGATATTCGTCTTGGCAACATTATGCCCACTCAGCCTTCATTTGTTGGCGAGGGCCTCAAGAAACTTATTGCCGATGCAGATGGAGACCCCAAGAAGTTCAAGGAACTCCTCGACCAAGAAGAGGTTTTCCACATCGACTTTGAGTCCACTGGTGGTTTTGAGAGCCCCAGCCCGATTCAGGTTGCGATTATCAAGACCCAGAACGGCGAGGTCGTAGACCAACTCGCTCTCTTTATGAACCCTGAGCAACCGCTCGATAGTTGGAATCAGGATAAGGCTCCTGAAGACAAGCTCAAGGATTCCAACGGCGACCCCATCTCTGACGAGTTCCTTGCTGAGCAGATGTCGCAAGAAGATGCGTTCAAGCAAATCTTCGATTTCATGGGCGACAGCCCCATCGTCGCTGCACATAACATGCCATTCGACGGTCCAATTCTTAAGGCATACGCCAACAAGTTCGGCATGGACTACACCCCCAGCGGCGAGATTGACACTCTAGGTTTGTCTCGGGCGGTTATGGGCGGCTTTAGAGGTCACAAGCTAGAAGAGGTTGCTGCCAAGTTTGACCTCGCTGGTCCTGACACCGACTGGCACGACGCCTCTGTTGACGTTGCTGTTCTCCCCGGGATTCTCGACGCTCTCATGGACCAGATGGTCACGACTGGGCGTGGCAAAGACCACCTAGACATTGACGCAACTATTGACAAGTCCAACGAAGAAAATGCCATCTACCTAGACAAGAAGGCTAAGGGCAAGAAGAAGTCTGACGAACTTATTATGATTCAGACCTTCAAGAAGGGTATGGCTGGGGACAAAGACCTGCCCTCCGTTGAAGAAATGGTTGACAAGCTTGAAACAGACAAGCCACTTGCCGAAGAAGTTGGTCCCGCAAACACACCACCAGCTAGCGAACTTTCTGATGGCGACTTCGAAGTTGAGTCTGTCCTTGGAGGGTTTATCTCCAACAACTGGGTCGAAGACGATGACAACACGACCAACGTTGGCAAGGTCGCCGTTGAGGACATGCAAGTTGGCGATTTTGTTGCTGCGAAGTTCAGTGGGTTCCACGAAATTCTTGCGATTGAAGAAGACCCAGACGACCCGAAGAAGATGCGCCTCAAGACTCGACTTCTTGCTACCGGCAAAGAGTATGACAAGAGTTGGGTTCGGTACCCGGCTTACGAGGTTCGTCGTCGCAATGACGCACCCGACGCTGCTCCAGAAGTTCAGCCGGAGGAAGCGGTCGATGTTATTGACGAGGCTCCTGAGAAAGAAGAGTCCGCTGGTAAGTGGCAGGGCTACTCGGTTGCTCAGGGTACCGACGGCGTTTACTACGCAGAAGGCATCTCCGGTGCTGACGTTCAGAAGCTCCGTAACGGTGAGCTAAACCCGCCGAACCTCCCGTTCTTCGCACCACTCGGTGGCGGCGACAACCAAGAGACTGGAGAGGGTTACTACTTCGACACCAAGGGCAACCGCCACTGGGGCAAGTACGGCGCAGCCGGTGCTCTCGTTCGTCGCATGAACAGCGATGGTCAGTACGAGTACCTACTTGCCAAGCGTTCAAAGGGTCTGTCACAGGGTGGCGGCAAGTGGGCCTACCCCGGTGGTGCTCACAAGGACCAAGACATGGCAAAGACCATCGGTGCAACTGCCAAGGAAGAATTTGCAGAAGAGGTCGGTGGAGACATCACCGCTCTGGAGCCTGTAGCAATTCATCCATTCTCCCCCGCACCAGACTGGTCTTACGACACCTACATCTTTGAGGTCGGCGCTGGTCAGCTAGGTGAAGTGGGAATCAAGGACGGGGAGAACTCCGAGATTGGCTGGTTCACAGCCGACCAGATGCAGCAGATGGCTGATGAAGACAAACTCATCCCCGAGTTTGCTGAGTCCCTATCCGCAATGCTCGTATTCGGTGACGACGACACCACCGGCCCAAGCAAGCCAACACCAGACGTTGACGGTGCTGACCCCGGTGAGGTGTCAAACTTCTTCGACACCACCGATTGGGTGAAGAGTGGTGGACAGGCTGGCTCTAACGAAGGTGCGTTCTACACCGACCCGAAGACCGGCGACATGTACTACGTCAAGAAGCCGAAGTCCGAGAAGCACGCAGCGAACGAGGTTCTTGCTTCTGCTCTCTACGAAGAGGCTGGAACCAAGACTGGTCGTGTCTTCCTTGGTAAGGACAAGAAGGGCAACACCGTTCTGGTTTCCCCAATTGTCCCGGGCTCAAAGAAAGACTTTGCAAACCGCAAGAACGATGATGTTGTCAAGAAGAATGCACAAGCAGACTTCGCTGTTGACGCATGGCTCAACAACTACGACGCTGTTGGCCTTGAGTACGACAACATGCTCACCGTTGACGATGAGGTCTGGCGTGTAGACCCGGGCGGCTCTCTCATCTTCCGTGCTCAGGGCAAGGACAAGGACCTACCTGACACAGTAACTGAGCTCGACTCAATGCGTGACCCGAAGCAGAACCCTGCTGCTGCAGACATCTTCGGTGACATGACGGACGAGGAGATTGCTGAGTCCGCAAAGAAGGTCCAAGCAATCAGCCCAGAAAAGATTGACGAGCTGGTTGACGCTGCGTTCGCAGACGACCCAGAGACTGGCGACTTCATCAAGGAGCAACTGAAGAAGCGTCGTCAGGACCTTATCGACCGTTTCAACCTCGGTGAGAAGGAAGAGGAAAAGACGGAAGTTCAGACCGTTTCTTCTTCCGGTTCAGTTGTCGCTCTTGACCCCGCAGGGGATGTCGAGGCGCAGGTTGCTTCTGCAATTAGCAATGGTCAAAAGCTTTCGTTCTCCTATAAAGGTAAGGACCGAATTGTCACTCCCGTCAAGACCAAAGATGGCGGACCTTCCATTTGGACAAACCCAAAGAATGGAAACGTCAACCTCAACGCTATTGACTCTGACGGAACGCAGAAGAACTTCACTCTCTCCAAGATTGAGCCGAACTCAGACGGCTTTGAGGCCCCCGTTGCTGATGCTCCAGAAACTGACGCTCCCGAGACTGAGGCTCCTGAAGCACCAACTCCAGAACCAGAAGCACCAGCAACAGAGGAAGTAGTCGAGCCAGACGCCGACCCACAGCCAGCAGAAAAGCCGACCGAGGTTCCTCAAGCTGAAAAGCAGAAGATTCTTGACGACCTGTCTAATCTCGCTGAGTCCGTATTCGGAAAGGCTCCTGACAAGGAACAGCTCAAGACCCTTCTCGGCAACCTCAAGGAGCAGGGCGGAAACCCAGACCTCATTGACTCTGCAATTGAGTCACTAGACGCCCCAGAGGTCGTTGAGCCACAGACTCCTGAAGAAAAGATTGCTGAGGATATTGCTCAGGAGCTTGTCCCAGAGGACCCGGGTCTCGGTAGCCCAGAGCCTCTAACAGAAGCTGACATCGAGAAAACTCTCACCGACCTCGACCTAACTAATCCGGAACTTATTTGGAAGAAAGTTGAAGAGGACTACGAGGGAACCGTTCTCGACAACGGGCACATTGTTGTTGACTCCAACATGCACGGCACAACTCGATACGACGTAGTTGTTCGTCGCACAAGCAAGAACAAGTTTGCTGTATACCACCGCTTGACGGAGAACGACGGCTCAAGCAAGACCTACGTTTTGAAGGGTAGGTATCACTCTGCTGTCGCTTTGAACAACGCTATCTCAAAGCAGATTCTTAACTCCAAGACAAAGCCTGACTATCTCAAGAAGCAGTCGAAGTCTGAGACAGACGAGACGTTGTTGCCGACATCTGTTAGCTCGGTTCCTTCTACTTCAGAAGCGCACGTTGCTGCTGACGGAACACTCCTCACCGAGGGCATGACAGTCAAGGTCGTGAATCCGAAACACAAGTACTTTGGCGAGACTGCTGTAATCAAGCAAAAGCTTGTCTACTTCAAGTCCGGTAAGTACGAATACACGGACTACCTAAAGGTTAAGTACTCAAGCGGGGAAGCAAACAAGATTAACTCTCAGAGTGTTGTCCCTGTTGACAGCGATTGGGAGTGGGGCGACCCAGTTCCTGAAACCGGAGAAACTCCCAGCACAACTACTCCCACAACGGCACCAACCCCTATGGCGGAGCAGCCGAGTGCACCGACTCCTGACCTAGAAGATTCAAGTGTTGACATTGAGGGCCCAGACGACGTTCAGTCAAAGGCTCTAAGTGATGTTCTGGACAATCTCGCCATTGATAAGAACTCAAAAGAATATTTTGAGAGGTACGGAGCAACTGAGAAAACGGAGTACAAGACTCTGACCAAGAAGCACATGGTCAAAGACGGCACCTCCACCGGATACAACATGCTCCCCGGAATGGTTGTCACCAACGGTGACCCTGATGGAGCCGACCCCGAACTCAACAGCCACGGGATTGTCACGAAGACATACCCAAGTTCTGATGAAGTTGATGTGACCTTCTTTGATGGGCCTCTTGCTGGTCAAAGCAAGAAGCTCGGAGCTAAGTCGGTATACAGCCGAGAGAAGTCTGTAAGTAGAAAGACTTCAAAGGAGCAACTGGGAATTGACTACGACGCAACTCCTGTTGACGATGCTCTAAAGCAAATCGAAGCAGACAAAGCGCAGAAGCAGCTGGAACAAGAAGTTGCTGACCTTAAAGCTAAGGAAAATGTAAACGGACCCGGGTTTGAGGTCGAGGAGCCAGAGGGTCCCCCCAACTGGGACCTAAGCCCCTACGAAAACGTTCCTAGCTTGACTGCTGCACTTAAGAAAGCAACATCTGACACTCCGAATGTCGCTGCAAACGGTGCGTCTGTTCTCACTGACAATGGTGCAATTGAAGACCTAGAAATGCGTGTGACCCAAGTTACGGTTGATGGCGAGAAGAAACTGCAGGTTTCTTTCAAGCTCACCGACTGGGCTGGAAATATCTTGGCTAAGAAGTACAAGGGCACCGGAACCCCCACCCTTGAGATGCCTCAGTACGAGACTCAGGAAGACGGAACTGTCGAAAAAGTTGGAATGTGGTCTTCCTCAAATATTGATTACTACGGCAAGGGCACTACCTACAGCGGTGAAGCTGGTAAGGGTGTTTTCAGTTTCCTCCGAGGAAACAAGTCCGAGAAGAGCCCTAACTTCTTCAAGATGGGCGGCTCAAATAATGGACCGGTTTCTCTGCACAACAGACTGACCATTGACATGCCCCTTGACTCTTCGGCTGAGGATATTGCTGAAGCTCTTGAGTCTCTAGAAGTAATTAAGAGTGTTCGACCAGCAACCGAAGCAGATATTCGGGGTCTCAAGGAAAACAAGATGCTTTCCATCTTTGGTCGCAACACTGATGGTACAAAGAACTATGCCGGAGAACTTCGTAAGAAGTATCTAGAAGAAATTGAAAACAAGTGGGGATTCACTGCTGACGACATGGAACTTGTAGTTGACGAGTTCTCACGAGGAAAGTTTATGTACCTCATCCCGGAGTCAGTGGCGAACAAACTTGCATCTGACACTGGCACTAAAGCCTTTGTCCACAACTGGTACTCAGGCAACTTGAGCTCATCAGCTCAAAAACGTGCTGACATGATTTTCAAGCTTCTCACCACCGAAGGCGGAGGCTTGTACTCCACCACTGCTCGTTGGACAGAGGGGATTAACACATCCGGAATGTCTAGTACAGCAGACTTGTCTGGAGCCGGTGCTGATTACATCTTTACGAGCAAGACATCGAATGTCAAAAAGGGAAGCAGTACAAGTAGTGCGTTCTTAAAGTTCTACTTCCCCGCTGAGAAACTTATGCGCCGACTTGATTTCTATAGCAATGCTAGCGACAAGTATGGAGAACTTTCAGAAGACAAGGACTACATCAAGATGTTCTACCAGAATCTTCACGAAGTTCTTTACAAAAAGAATCTGTCTTGGGCTGACCTAGCCACTGTTGATATGGACTCCGAAACCAGAAAGATTCTTTTGGAGAAGCTGACTCAGGCAGGTATTACAGAGCTTCACGGTAACAAGGTTGAAGATTTGATAGGAAAAGCGGACTAGGGAGATAGAGACATGGCATACGAAGTAGAAACGTTTTTTGAGGAACAAGCTGTCCTACAGAAAATGGGCGAAGACTCTTACCGTCGTCTAACTGGCTCAGTCACATTTTGGTATGACAATGAGGACAAAGAAGCCTACCTGTCTATTGCCACAGGGGATAGGCAAAACGATTTCTACATCCGAAGAGAAGAAATCACCGTAACTCCCGAAGGGGAACTTCAGTACGAATGGGAAGGAAATGATTACGTTGTCAGAGCCGTAAAGGATTCTGACAAAGACCTTCTCGATGGTACAGGAATGATTTATGACAACGAAGAAGCAGAAGAGGAGTCCGAAGATGGCGAGTAGTGTTGAGCAACTAGAGGCTCTTCTCGACCCAGAAACCAGAGAAGTCAAGTACCTCATGTACATGGTTAGCGGTCTGGGCAGTTTTCTTCGTAAAGACGGTAAGTGGGTTGTTGCCTACGAAGAGACTGATAATCAGTTTGAGGACCTTCCTATCATAGATTTAGACCCCAGCAAGTCCATGCCCCTTATTGAAAAGTGGGATACTGGTGAGGGTGTGAAGGACGACGACCTGCAGGAGTACGCCCTCCCAGAAGAGGAAGACGAGTAACCGTGGAATACGTCGGCAGAAACAAAAATCAGACGCTCTTCGTCAATGAAGAGCTTGGTGCAGTAGTTGACGAGACGACTAACGAAGTCGTGCTCGTAGATAAGGCTGACTCCTTGGTCGCTTCTGCCTCGTGGACCAAGCACGGGAGCGAGCCAACGAGGGCTGCTTCCGAGCTAGCAAACGCTGCCGTCACAGACCTCGACATTAAGGTCTTTGCTTCTAACGACCGGATGTACACGATTCCCGATGCCGTTATTGCTGAAGCCAAGCGTGGTCTTGCGTGGCGCAAGGAGGAGAAGCGTGGTGGCACTCCTGTTGGCATGAACACCGCTCGCACTCTTGCTAAGGGTGGACAAATTGGAATCAAGAAGGTCCGCCACATTGCGAAGTACTTTCCTCGTCACGAGGTAGATAAAAAGGGCAAGGGCTACAAGCCCGGACAAGACAACTACCCATCTAACGGTCGTATCGCTTGGGCTCTTTGGGGCGGCGATGCTGCCCAGCGTTGGGCCTCCGCAATCGTTGAGCGTGAGAACAAAAAGAAGAAGAGCGCAGCAATCATTGCGTCTTATGGCATGGACGATTACTCGCACGCACAGCGTGTAGAGGTTGACTCGTTCCGTCCTTCGATGATGGAGCCAGACTTCTTCATCCGTGTACGTCTTGACGGCTCAGGCATCGACCGTCTCTACAAGGTAGATGAAGATGGCGCTGTCTTTGTGTGGGATGACGGCTCGTGGGATGACCTCGGGAACATCAACCACGATTTTGAGACTTACGACAAGACTCTTGATGACCCATACGACCGCTGCCACAAGATGCACCTGTCCGTGGACCGTGAGTCTGCTCTCAAGATTTCAGCCATGCTCGACAACGACCCCATGGAAGTTGTTCATCTCAAGAAGATTGAGTTTGAAGAGACAACCATGTTCGAGAGCGCAATCCCTGAACTTGATTGGGAGTTTCTTGACCAACTGAGCGATGACTCATCAGATGAGCTGCCCGACTATGAAGACGACCTTGGCGGTCTCATGGCTTCCGTCATTTCCGTAAATAAATCGGAGTTTGCCGAAGAGGGTGATGCAGAGTACACGCCAGAAGAGCGTTCCGAGGCTGCGTCTCAACAGGTGCGTGACAAGCTTGGTCGCTTCGCTGAAATGGGTCAACGAGTCATCATTGGTGGCGATGCTAATTATCAGGGCAACATCACTGCGCTAAACCCAGACAGCCAAGAGGTAAGTGTTGAGCTGGATAACGGCGAAACTGTTGTCGTTCCCGGTGGCACCGTTCAAGAAGTCAGCACGTTTGAGCCAATCACCAACAGTTTTCCGGCATCGAACCTTGACTTCACCGGAATCCTTGGTGAGCCTCGTGTTCCGATTGACCAGCCGACCGCTCAACTCCCGGGTCGTCTGCCTGCGCTAACAGCGCCGATGGTCAACACCATGGTCAACGACTGGGGGGCTTGGGTTGCAGACCAACGCATGTCTCCTGACTACTCCGGAGACCCGGTTCCCCCCATTCAATACAAGAGCCCGCCCGACATCAGCACCGCTCTTGGTCGCTACTACGAAGCAACAGGAAGCACAACTAACGTAGACGGTACAAACCGTGCAGAGTGGAACCCGGCTACTGCCCCCAATCTTTACGAGACATCGCCTGCTATTCGTGAGTGGTACGAGGGGGGTCGGGCACTAACCGAAGGAAGCGGTGGAAAACTTGGTTGGTACAGACCAAGACTCACAGCATCAGGAGCAGTCACTGCTGCAGCAGAAGATGACACCTCTCTAACAGTAGAGACTTCCGATGTTGCTCCTCTCTACATGGCAATTGTCTCTCCTGATGACCCTCAGGCTGTTATGGAACTTGTCTGCATGATTCCAGCTAGCAAGAAGACTCGTACCCCTGCGACATTTATTCGTCGCAACAAGAAGTGGGAGCGCAACGACCAGATTGCTCGTGACCTGCAGAGCCCAACGCCTCCTCCGGTTGTTCTTCTCAATCAAGAAGACCTTGCTGCAGTAACAGAGCAGGTTGATGGAAGCACTTCCGTAGCTGCGTCAGGCATTCTGGTACCGAGCCATATTGCTCTAACAAACAACGCCATCATTGCTGCCATTCAGGCTGCTGGTGGTCTTGACCGCAACCGTGGGAATGCTGAAAAACTGCGCCGTTACTGGACTATCGGCAAGGGTGGGCTCAAGATTCGCTGGAACACACCCGGCGACTGGACCCGATGCAACCGCTACCTACGCAAGTACATGGGCCCCCGTGCCAAGGGTTATTGCGCCCTACGCCACAAAGAAATGACTGGCGTATGGCCCGGGTCCAAGTACAACGTTGGCAAGAAAAAGAAGAAGGGCATCCGTGGTTCTGCGGATATCGAGACTCTTAAGACAGAACAGCAAGTTATTGGTGAGTTGACGCTTCGAGCTCGTGCCGAGTCCGCTCGCTCACGCCTTGCCGGTCGGGAAGCAGCAAAGCCCACCGACCACGGTGCAAAGTTTGTTATTCCACTGGTAATCCCAGAAGAGCTTGAGTCCGGTGACGGTCGTATTTTCGAGAAGGACTCAATACAAATCCGAGACCTACCTCTTCCTCTGCTGTGGCAAATCAAGACAGGTCAGGGCCATGATGGCTCTGTTGTAGTCGGACAAATCACCCACATGGAGAAAACCGAGCAAGGCATCGGAAATGCCTACGGAATGTTTGATAGCGGAGAATTCGGCAAAGAAGCAGAGCGCCTTGTTCGTCACGGTTTCATCCGTGGCGTGTCCGCTGATATGGACAAGTTTGAGGCAGAAGAGCCAGAGATTCCTGAGCTAACCGAGGACGGCGAAGACGACTCGAAGAAAATGGGTTCAGGTAGAATAAATATCACGAGCGCACGGGTTATGGCGGTGACAATCGTTCCTAAGCCTGCGTTCCAAGAATGCTTTATTCAATTGATTGAAGAAGATACAGAAGCTCAGGAGGGCGAAGTGGTACCAGACGGAGTTTACGTTGAGGGGGTTAGTCCTCTGGATGCCTCCGCCCTAGTTGCTTGCGGAATGGTTGCTGACGCAATCCCGGTTGAGCCGACAAAAGAGTGGTTCCAGAACCCCGAACTGAAGAAGGCAACACCCCTAACAATTACTGATGAGGGTCGTGTATTCGGGCATATCGCCGCTTGGAATGTTGACCACATCGGAATGAGCTTTGGAACAAAGCCTCCTCGTAGCCGTAGCAAGTACGCCTACTTCCACACCGGGACAATCCACACCGCTGAGGGTGACACTGTTCCGGTCGGTCAGCTCACTCTTGCTGGTGGGCACGCCGGTCTAGAGGCTGACGCTGCTGCAGCCGCTAAGCACTATGACGACACAGCTTCCGCTTTTGCCGATGTCCACGCTGGCGAGGACGCTTACGGAATCTGGGTAGCTGGTGCTCTGCGTCCCGGCACCACCCCGGAGCAAATCCGTGCTGCCCGTGCATCGGCTCCTTCTGGAGACTGGCGACCAATCAAGGGAAGCCTTGAGCTAGTTGCTGTGTGTCAGGTCAATGTTCCGGGATTCCCGATTACCCGTGCAAGGGTTGCTTCGGGACAGGTCATGGCCCTAGTTGCTGCTGGTGCAAGCGTTTTGGCGCAACTAAAGCATGACCCGCTTTCAGATTTGACCGAGCGCATCGCTCGAATCGAAGAGCCACTCCTAGCAAGCAAGCACGCAGAACTTGCCGCCAAGGTCAAGAAGGCCAAGGACGAAGACAAGGGCGATGAAAACGGCTGGGAATACATGATTCAAATGCTGGATGATGACCCAGAGAATGAGCTCGCTGTCATTTCCCGCCGAGTTCGTATTCGTCTTGCCAAGGAAGGCAAAGCTCTTGATGACGGGTCTTTCCCGATTCGCAACGCTACTGACCTACGCAATGCAGTCCGTGCCTACGGTCGTGCCAAGCCCGGAAGCAAGGGCAAGGTTCGCAAGCACATCATGCGTCGGGCTCGTTCCCTTCGTCGCATTGACCTCATCCCGTCGAAGTGGAAGAACGCTTCTGCCGAAGACTTTGGTGAGTTCATTTCAGACGGTGCAGAGGCGACAATTCAAGAGCGCACTCTTGCCGCCGCCGCTGTTGCTGAGTTCAAGCAGTTCACCGAGGACGAGCGCAAGGGTCTGGCAAAGAAGGGTCAAGCCCTTCCCGATGGTTCATACCCCATCCGCAACGAGTCAGACCTAAAGAACGCAATCTCGGCTTACGGTCGTTCTAACCCAGAAGACCGAGCCAAGGTTCGCACTCACATTCGTAAGCGTGCTCGTGCCCTCGGCAAGGAAGAGCTGATTCCGGAGAACTGGAAGTCAGCATCGACAATTGACGATGTTGCAAGCGACTTGCGCTTGAGAGCTGAATTGGCCTCTGAATCTGCAAATTTAGGAGCACTTTTTGAAGAGCGTGGTTTGACCGCCTCTGCGACATTTGCAGAAGATGTTGACGACCTCACCGAAGAAGAGATTGAAGCTCTCAAGGTTGAGAGGATGAATCGGGCAAAAAAAGATGAAGGGGGTAAGTACACCCCCCAGACTCAACCCCGAGATGCATCTGGAAAGTACAGGAAAGTTCTAGCCCGCCTAAAGAATGACCTAGGAACCTCCGGTCTTGACCGTGTGGTTGAGAAGGTCGAAGAGGCAGAAAACCTTGATAGCGCCGGGGATTATGAGAAATCAGCCGAAGCAGCCAAGGATTTGATTGGGATTATCGACCGATTGGACGCAAAAGCGCTAAATCCTGAAGCTTTAGAGAACGTTCGAGAGAGCTCCCGTCAACTAGGTGAGGTTATTGCCAATTTGCCATTTGCCTTTGGCAAGCAGGCGGAAAAGATTCGTTTCTCAGATGTTCCTCCTGCCCTAAAGAAGCTCATGGAAGACATGGTGAAAAAGGTAGAAAACAAAATCGGTGAAGAAGATGCCGATATTGCTACCGAGAAACTAAAGACCTTTATGTCGGGTGGGGATTACTTCAACCAGAGCGAGATTTCTTCTGAGATGGCAAAGCTTCTCAGGCTCCTCACCTAAGTGCCACAAAAGGATTCAAAATCGTACAATCACCCTTTTTGAGGGGTTGTAACATTTAGGTAGGTGGAGTGCCTCCACGCACCATGCGTCTCGGAGTCCCTCGGCCTCGACTGATTCAGCGTATAAGAACTACTAGTTCTTTTCATTAACTGCCCTAAGGAGGGGACAGTGGACCGAATTAAAGAGATGATGAATTCTCTTTCGGAACTCAGCGACGAACAGGTTGCCGAGCTTCAAGGTGAAATCATCAGCGCATTTGAGACGGTTGAGAACGAAGACCCCACTCCTGAAACAGTTGACGCTATGACCAGTCTTGCCGACATGCTTGATTCCGTTCGCTCGGAGCTCAAGCAGCGTGAAGCCGCAGTCGAGGAGCTCGCCCAGCGGGCCGCTGAGGCAGCGTCTCGTGTCCGTGGGCAAGATGGCGAAAAGGAACCTGCTTCTTCTGAGGATGAAGCAGAGGAAGAGAAGAAGCCAGAGGAAGACTCCTCCGACGAATCCGAAGCCGCCATGGGCGACATGAAGGATGAGGAAGAGAAGAAGCCCGAGGCAGACGCTCCAGCCCCTGCCGATGAGGAGATGAAGGAAGAGGCTCCGGCTGATTCTGACGCTCCTGCCGAACCAGAAGCCAAGTCCGATGAAAAGGACGAGGACGAAGAGGAGAAGAAGAAGATGTCCGAAGCGTCAGCCGTTGAGGAGACGAGTTCAGAGCTCTCGACTGAAACTGAGACAACAACCGACGCAGTTGTGGAGGCCCCTGTTGAGGCCGAAGCCGCTGTAGAGGAAACAGCTTCCGAAGCACCCGCCGAGGAAACACTGACTGCATCAGCAGAAGACGAAGCAGAGGACGACGCCGTTGAGGCCGAGGCCGCTGTCGAGGACGACGCTACTGCAGAAGCTTCCGTAGAGGAAGAGGCCACAACTGAGGCTTCTTCGGAAGAGGACGAAGCCGCTGAGGCTGAGGACTCCGAAGAGGACGCCGCCGCTGAGGTTTCTGACGACGCAGAAGCTGCAATTCAAGAACCAACAACTGAGCCAGAGGCTCAAGAAACAATGGAGGCATCTGTGACCGCCGCTGCAGATAACGAGAACCTCGACATCGAGGTTCCTGCGGAGCACCGTCTGGAGACCACGGAGTCAGCCGCTCCCGTAACAATCACGGCGGGCGCAGACATTCCGGGGTACACCGCTGGTAGCCCGCTTGATGACATGAGCGCCGTTGCTGAGGCAATGGCTAAGCGCATTCACTCGCTTCGTCGGGTGAATGGTGGAGATGGGGAGCAGCACATCGTTGCTTCGCTCACCACTTCCTTCCCGGAGGACCGTACCCTCGACGCTGACGCTGAGTCCAACTGGGCGAAGATTCAGAACGTCGTTTCCCCAGAAGCCATTACGGCTGCTGGTGGGCACGTTGCTCCATTCGAAGCCCGTTACGACATCTTCGGATTCGGCACAACGAACCGCCCCGTGCGGGACGCTCTGCCTCGTTTCCAAGCTGACCGTGGCGGAATCCGCTTCGTAACACCCCCACAGCTTTCGGACATGCCGGATGCTGTTGGTGTTTGGACTGCCGCTAACGATGCTGCTGAGACTCCCAGCCCTGCTGCGAAGAACAGCCTCACCGTTGCGTCCGCTGCTGAGAACACCGTCGCTACCGACGCTGTTACTCTCCAGCTGCAGTTCGGTAACCTCGCTACCCGTGCTTACCCAGAACTGATTGCTCGCCACAACGAGCTCGGTCTGATTCAGCACGCTCGTGAGGCAGAGCAGTACCTGCTTGGCAAGATTGCCGCTGGCTCGACAGCCGTTACCACCACAAGCCTCATTGGCTTCGGTCGTGACATGCTCGTCCAGATGGGTCGTGCCGCTTCTGCGTACCGCTCCCGTCACCGTCTTGAGGCCGACGCTCCGCTTCGTGCCATCCTCCCCTCGTGGGTCAAGGATGCCATGGCTGCGGACCTCGCTCTCTCGATGCCCGGTGACAGCACACTCAACGCCTACGCCGAGATTGAGGGCTACATGGCAGCTCGTGGAGTTGTCGTCAGCTACTCACTCGACCAGAACGTGGCAGCTGCCCAGAGCGCTGGTGCCCTCAACGAGTTTGCTGACTCGTTCGTGTGGTACCTCTTCGCTGAGGGTACCTTCCTGTTCCTCGACGGCGGCACACTGGACCTCGGAATCATCCGTGACTCCAGCCTTGTTGGTACCAACGACTACAAGATGTTCGTTGAGACCTTCGAGGGTGTTGCCAAGGTCGGCATTGAGGGCCTCGCAATCACCAGCACCATCAGCGTGAACGGTGTGGCTGCTGCCCTGCGTGACACCACAGGTGGCGCAACCGCAGCGGCTATCGAGTACTAAGCCGATAACCACTAATCAGTTCACACCGGGCGACGTTCAGAAAGCTAAAGGAGAGTAAGAACATGGCAAAATTCCAAGGAGTCTTTCCTGCGAATGAGTTAGTTCCAGCTCCCTGCGGTCTACTGAGCGTCGCCCGGGTGACTGAGCACACAGCCCGTGACTATGACGAGCGTTGGGTTCGAGGTCTTGACCAAGAGTTCGACTCAATGCCGTCATACGTCCGGCTGCTCACCGTTAATGACGCAACAGTCACTGACGGTGAACTCACCGACAATCAGGCAGACGACCGCTACCTGCGGTACGTGCCGTTTTACATTGACGTTGAGGACTTTGCTTCGACCTTCAGCCTTCCGGGGCAGGACCGGTTTGAGCGAGTCAAGAAAGAGCTTGAAGCAGTAACCCAAAAGGCCGTCGAGTACGAGTTCTGGACAGGTTCTGCTGCCCGGGGTGTTGTGAGCGCTGGTCCGCCGATTGACTATGACGCTGGTGAGAACAACATGTATCTCACCAAGACAGGTGCTTCAACAATTCCTCAATCAGGAGCATTTGCACCGCAGATTGCTCTGATGTATCTAGAAGAGGCGATTTCAGATTCTCCAACAGGAGAGAACGCAGTCATCCACATGACTCGTGACGTTGCCTCGATTTTGGGTTCCCGTCTCGTCTACAAAAAGGGCGAAGACGGAAAGCCCGGTCGGGCAATGACCCGCTTGGGCACCGAAGTTGTTATTGGTTCCGGGTACACCGGTACAGGACCTGTTGGTGACCAGAACGCTGCTGCGTCTGCTACCAACAAGTGGATTTACGCCACAAGCAAGGTTGACGTTCACCTCGGCAAGATTGAGGTCGTAAACGAAGACTTGGCTCAGGGCGCAGATGTTACAATAAACAACATGAGGATTAAGGCGTACCGGCCTGCCGCTGTGTACTCCGACCCCTCAATGCATTACGCAATGCGAGTGACACTCCCGACATCATAACGACTAAGCCTAAGTAATAACTTTTAAGGAGCACACTGGAATGGCTACACAAGACTATGCGGCTAGCGTCCAAGGTGTGGCGATTCGAGTCACTCGACTGGACGCCGCTGGTAACCTCCTCAACGGAGCAGGGGACAGCTACACCACCTCGGCATTTTTGCGAGCCTCATTTACCCCCGAATACGAAGAGGGTGACGAAATCGTTGAGAAGTCTGCGGATGGCACAATTTGTGTCTCCTACAAGGCTCCCGACACCCTCAAGCGAATCACAATGGAGATTGCGATTTGCGAGCCCGACCCTGAACTGACAGCTCTTATGTCAGGTGGTCTGTTGCTTCGCAAGAACTTCGGTTCATTCGCTTCGCCAGACAACAAGAGCGTTGGTTGGGCTTCCCCCGGCGTTGGTGACGACCCCTCCGGTAACGGTGTGTCGATTGAGGTTTGGTCCTTTGCTGTCAAGGACGGCAAGCGGGACACCACACTCCCATACTTCTACTGGGTCTTCCCCTACGCACGCCTCCGCCAGAGCGGTGACCGTGTGATTGAGAACGGCCTCCTCGCCAACACCTTCGAAGGCTACGGCCTCGGGAACGTTCAGTTCCAGAGCGGCCTCGACGGACGTTGGGAGTACCCCGTTGGTGCAGAGCGCCCCTACAGCTACGCCCGTGCAACATGGGCTCCTGAGGGCCTCAAGGGCTTCTACCGCTGGTTCGATGTTGCTAGCAACACCGTGACCAACAAGTCCATCACCTCGGAGGTCGGCACAGTGACCACTGGCACAGCCCACGGGTTTGAGGTCGGACAGTCAGTCACCATCGCTGGTGTTGACGGCGACTTCAACGGAACCCACACAATCACAGCGGTGCCAAGCACCACCAGCTTCCGTGTCACACTGACCGGCGCAGCTGATGTTGCTTCGACACCTGTCAGCCCAGCTGGTGACGTTGTTCGTAACCGTGGCTACCTCGCAGTCTCTGACTTCGAGAGCCAAGGCTCCACAGAGAACTACAACGTTCCGGGTGCGGATGACTACAACCCCGACTTGGCGACTGACTTCATCATCGCCTCTTCGGAGGACCCCACTTCCTAAGTTAGAAGGGGCGGGCAGAGTGCCATGGGTGTTGCTTAGCGCTCAGGCCCTGCCCGCCCCAACTTCTATGTAGAGAGGCGAGACGTAATGAGCAATCTGTGGGTAGACACTGATGACTTAGGTGTCTATGCGGATTCTGATTACGCTTACGAGGCGGTAAAGACTGCTTCTTACCTCCTCTGGGCCATGTCGGGCCGCAAGTTTTCGGGGACAACCCGAGTTACGGAGCGTTACGTCTCTGCCTACGACCCCTACCTCCGCTCCGGGTCTTCTCGCCTCACCTACACGCCGCAACTTATTGATGGTCAGGTTGAGAACGTTGCTTCCGGAGGCTTCGGTCGTTACTCCAATAGAGATTTCCTTGGAGATGGAACGAATGCTCTAACTCGGGTTCGTCTCCGGGGTCGTAAGGTCGTCAAGATTCACGCTCTCCGTGACCAAGACGGCAACGTCATCGACCCCGATACTTACTACCTTGCCGACCACTCAACGGTCTACGGCACTTCTAACGCTAGCTGGAGTGCGACAAACGTAGAGGTGACCTACACCTATGGAACACCTCCACCCACAGCCGGTAAGGCTGCTGCAAGGCTTCTAGCGACCGAACTAGTCAAGCTTTACGAAGGTGACGAAGAGTGCGGTCTGCCTCAGCGTGTGACATCTGTGGTTCGCCAAGGTGTTACATATACCATTCTCGACAACCAAGACTTTGTTGATGAGTTGCGTACAGGAATGTACGCCGTTGACCTCTTCCTCAAGACAGCCAACCCAGACAAGGCTCGTGCTCGCTCCCGAGTCTTTAGCCCCGACCAGCCTCGTGCTCGTCGCATTCAGGGTGAGAGCCCCGTTTTCGAACTCAGTGCCTACGACCTCTACTTCAACACCGAGGGCGGCACCAACGTCTACTACCTCAATGAGTTTGGTGGAGACTTCTTGCTCAACGATTCTGCGTGGGATGTCTACGCAGTCATCTCCAGCTACAACAACTCCAAAACTTTGACACTTGAAGGAGCTGCTGACCTAGACAGAACAGAAGAAACTATTCGACTAAGCGCAAGTTATTCGGACCTTCTTTCTGTTCTTGGACCCCGTGACCCCGGAATCTTGGACTTGTATGCAACTCGTCCAAGTCTTGGCAATCCTGCGGTCAACGAGGTAATCCACATGCTGACCAGCAACGTGGTTTACCAACTCGGTGACAGGGTTACACCGATTGCAATTGTGTAATAAAGACGAGAGGAACTAAAAGACATGGCAACGTTCGCTGATGTATCAGGCGTAGACGATGGGGCAAAGAACCTCGCTACGTTTCTTCAGGATGTTCTAGACCGAGTTGTCAACACTTACGACTCCTACTCCATGCCGCTTCCTTCAAAGCGGTACTGGAACCTTGCCCCGCCTGCGGTTGATTGCGAACAGCTAGTTGTCTCTCTTATTCAGATGTACATTGGCGCTCCCGGCGATGAAGCCACAGAGCCTCGCCGTTGCCACGACCCCCGTAGCGCAACACTCAACATCACGGTTTCTCGTGCCGTCCCCATTGTTGGACAGAACGGTCAGCCCCCAAGCGCAGAAAACATCGAAAAAGGCGCAACAGTCTCCGCTTACGACGCATGGATTTTGATGGAAAGCGTTCAGCAGTTTGATTCATGGGCCGGTAATGGGGCATTTGGTTTGGGAGTTATTGCCACGGTTGATGTTGAGGGCCCAGAAGGCGGATTCCAAAACACTCGAATGACCATCACAATGGCGGTTCCGTAATGGGAAACGTAATTTTTTATGAACCAGCTCTAGACCGATTTCTTCGTCAACCCGGTGGAACAGTCGGGCGGTTTTTAAAGAGAAAAGGTTTGCTTGTTAAAGCAGCCGCAAAGCGTCAAGTTGGCGTGCAGACAGGGGCTTTGAGAGCCTCCATCCACATGCGTCACTTCCGTGACCCCCGGGGTCAGTATGTAAAAATCGGGTCTTCCTTGCCCTACGCAAGGATGCACCACGAGGGGACTCGGCCTCACCTTATTAGGCCGACTAACCCGGGTGGTGTTCTGAGGTTCCAAACTAAGGGACAACTAGTGATTACACACCTAGTCCGGCACCCCGGAACTAAGCCAAATCGCTACCTTAGTGACAACCTCAGATTGATAAAATAACAAAGAAAAAATGAGCTTTTACAAACCCGTAAATGCTCAACGACACAGATAAGGAAGAAAGATGACAAACCGATTCAAGGACTTCGGTGCCGGAGGAGACGGTGTTAATAAAGACCCGCTCTCTTTCAAGCTATATGACGAAGAGTTCCACTGTCGCCCAGCTATCCAAGGAAAGGTTCTTTTGGACATGGTTTCTGGTGCAGAAGAAGGGGAGCTTGGTTCAGGTGCAGCAAAGGTCATTAATGACTTTTTCTCCACCGTCTTGCTTGATGAGAGCTACGAGCGTTTTGACACTCTTCTTCAGGACCCAGAAAAGATTGTCACGGTTGAGACCCTTGGTGAAATCACCGCATGGCTCGTGGAGGAGTACACGGGCCGCCCTACGCAGCAGCCAGAGCCTTCCTTGAGTGGGCAATAGACCTCTGGCCTTTTGTAAACGGTAAAGCCCTTATGAGCGGACTGAGATTGATGGAAATGGAGGCAGAAGAGATGACAGATGTCTTGCACTATCTGTTTGAAGACGACCTCCTACATTCCACTCCAGAGCAAGCCGAAGCTCAGTCTCGGTCTAGGACCGTGGTCTACGAGTCCCTTTATGGGAGGGCTTACAAGTACAAGATGAAGGGAACTTCTGGCTCTGGTAGCGGCAATTACCAGACATACGCAGACGGTTCTCATGTTCCATCTGATGGGTTCTATGGCGGTCAAGATGTGGATGAGTTTGACCCCACAGCGCAGATGGTTTCCAAACCCTACGTACCACCAACAGAGTTCAACCCCGAAAGTCCTCTGCCATTCGGTAGAGACCTAGACGCACCGCTTAATTAAGACTTAGACAGGAGGTGATGGCACAGTGGCAGTTGTAGGTGAAGCGCATGTAATTGTTCGTGCCATCACCAACCGTGTAAAGCCGGACATTGAGCGTGCGTTCTCTGGTATTGACCGAATCGGAGAGCGTGAGGGAGCAAGAATCTCTGACGCCTTCGACCGGGGGTTGAACTCTGGCGGTGGCGGTAGGGGAAGAATCTTCGGAGGCAAGTTTGCTGATGAAGCAGAGGCCGCTCGAAGAAAGTTCCAAAGACTTGTTCAAGTTGGTTACTTCCTCGGACCAATCATTACCGGTCTTGTTGGGGCAATCGGCTCTTTAGGTGCTGGTCTTGTAACTCTCTCTACGATTCTCAGTAGAGCGACCCCAGCGGCTATTGCTTTGGGTGGAGCCCTTGCGGCCCTAGCTCAGGGTGCTCTCACTGCTGTTCTGGCTTTTGGTGGAGTCGGGAAAGCCATTTCTGCGGGAAATAAAGCAACTGCATCTGGTGTAAACAACGCAAGAGCGCTAGAGAGGGCTCAAAAACGTCTTGCTGAGGCTATAAAAGCTAAAGAAGATTTTGAAGCTGAAATCACTGACAGAAACATCGAGCGTCAGCGAAGACTTCAAGATGTAAATGATGCTCTTGCCGATGCGCAGATTAATCTTCAAAGAGTTGGCAGGAACTACCTGAGAGCGCAGAAGAGAAGTCTTGATGCGCAGGAAGCTGTTACAAAGGCCAGAGAAGACGCTAAAGAGGCAATTCAACAGCTTCGATTTGAACTTGAGGGCGGTGCTATTTCGGAGAAGAAAGCACGCCTTGAGTTTGAAAAGGCTCGTGACTCTCTCCAGCGTGTTCAGGACCTCCCACCAAACTCTCGTGCTCGGCAGGAGGCAGAACTTGCTTTTGCCGAAGCAGAGCTCAACTTACGCAAGGCCATTGACCGCAACCAAGACCTTAAGAAAGAAGAAGCTGCTGCCACAAAAGCAGGAGTAGAAGGCTCTAAAGCTGTCAGGGATGCTTCATACGCAGCTGCTGAAGCTAAGCAGGCAGAAGAAGACGCTCTTGTTGACCTGTCTAGAGAGCAGCGAGACTTTGAAAAGCTCACTATTGATACTGCTAAAGCACGTAAAGAGCTTTCGTATGGAGAGTTCAAGAAGCAGATTAAGGAAGAGCGCCAAGAGCTTAAAGATGCTATTAAAGAGGCCAGAAAAGACCTAGAAGACCTAAAGAAAAATGCCGGTGGTGCTGCCTCTGCTTACCAAAAAGCCCTGCAAGAGCTGTCCCCTGAGGCCCGCAAATTTGTTGAGTTTATTGTTGAAAATAGGAAAGAGTTCCAAAAACTTCGAGATGCTGCAGCAAGAGGACTATTCCCCGGGCTAGAGGTAGCAATTCAAAAGCTTATAGACAAACTCTTCCCCGTTCTAATCCCCCTTCTAGAGGGAACCGGCGGTGCACTAGCTAATGTTGCCAACAAGATTGCAGATGTTGTTACAGAAGAGTCAAACCTTGAGCAGCTTGAGAGAGTTTGGAAGACCGGAGACAAGCTCATTGAGAACTTCGGCGGGGCTATTGCAAACCTTATTGACCTGTTCTTAACTCTTCTCGACGCAGGTCGTCCAGTTATCGAAGAGTTTGGTCAGTGGATTGAGGACCTAACTGGCGGCTGGGCTAAAGATGCTGAAGGAAACTTCAGCACTATTCAAACAAGAATGGAAGAAGCCGCAACTATTGTTAAGCGGCTAGCCGGAATTTTTGGAACGCTGTTTGACGCTTTCGGGTCTATCGGAGAGTCTGTCGTAAATGGTGGAGCCCTAGACCGACTACTTACTTACTTCGAAGAAGCATCAAGCGATTTTGCCACCCTCATGGAAAACATGAATGGTGATGGCTCTCTGGGTGAATACTTCCTCAAGGCAACAGAGAATGCCACCAAGGTTTTGGACCTCTTGGGCAACATTATTGGTGAGATTCTTAAACTTGGTGCAGGAGATGGTGTAGGAAGTTTCATTGACAGTCTCAATGAGGCAGTTGACATCTTTGGTGAGATTGGTGCAGAAATTGATGGTGCACTGCCAGCTTTCGGAGAGTTCATCGTTGAGTTTGCCAAAGTTATTAAGACATTCACTGAAAGCGGTTCTATCCAAACCTTCTTCGAGATTTTGACTGGCGGTCTAGAGGTAGTCAATAAAGTCTTTGGAAACGAGACAGTCAAAAAAATCTTCTTGTTTGTTGCTCCTATTTTTGCTGCTACTCGTGCTTTTGCCCTATTCGGTAAGGTCGGATTCTTTGCTTTCAAGGTCTTTGCTGGTGGAATTTTATTCCCCCTGAGAGCAATGGAAAAGCTAACAACTGCTCTTCTAAAAGTCCCCGGTGCTGGCGGAAGACTTGTTGGGAAATTCAAAGCGTTTGGCAGTGCATTTAAAGGGGCAGCAGCTTCAATCCTAAAACCAATTGCAAAAGTATTGGGTAAGCTTAAGGGCTTCTTTGCAAAAATTTTGACCATTGTGGGTAAGTTCCTCCTTACCCTTGGCAGGCTCTTGATGGCTAACCCGTGGATTTTGCTTATCGTTGCTTTGATTGCCATTGTCACGTTAGTTGTTATGAATTGGGACAAGATTAAGGAAATCGTTGGCAACGCAATGGCGTGGATTTCTGAAAAAGTCTCGGCGGTGTGGAACGCAATCGTAGAATTCTTCAAAACTGTTGGTGGAAAAATTATTGGTGCAATTGGCGACTTTGCTACGTCAGTTCTCGAATTCATCAATAAATACCACCCAATTATGGTGATATGGAGACTTATCTCTGAAAACTGGGAAGCGATTAAAACGTGGTTTGTTGAACTGCCCGGAAAAGTTTTAGATTTTATTAAAGAATTCGGGGGTAAAGTCCTAGAGTTTATTAATAAGTATCACCCGGTTATGATTTTGTGGCGTCTCATTACAGAAAACTGGGACAAGATTAAGGGCTGGTTTACTAGCCTACCCGGAAGAGTGAAGGACGCAATTGTCGGCCTTTCTACCAAAGTTGCTGAATTTATTAGGAAGTACCACCCAATCCTCATTTTGTGGAACAAAGCAAAAGAGCTCTGGCCCACTGTTTATCAGTTCTTCAAGGACAAGCTTGATGCTTTGATTGGCTTCTTCCGTGGACTACCTCAAAGGTTTAAAAATGCAGCAAGCGGGTTGTGGGACTTCCTGAAAGACGGCTTTGTTGGAATCCTGAACAAGATGATTACTGCTTGGAACAACTTCAGCTTGAGACTAGAAGTTCCAAGCAACGCAGTAACAGACTTCTTCAGAATTGGTGGTAAAGGTTTCACCATCAACACCCCCGATATTCCGCCAATTAACTTGGCATCTGGTGGTGTCGTCTACCCCCGCCCCGGTGGCACGCTCGCCCGCATCGCTGAGGCAGGTCGTCCAGAGCGTGTCGAACCTCTTGATGAGAATGGTCTATCTAAGAGGGATAAAGCCCTTGTTATGGCTCTTGCTGGTGGAGGCGGACCCGGGGGAACAACAATCAATGTCTACCCGTCTGAAGGCATGAACGAGCGTGAACTAGCCAAGAAGGTTTCCACCGAGCTCGCCTCAATGATGCGAAGGGGTGCTGCGTAATGGCAACGCAAGAACAAGAGAACTATTACGTAGACAAGGGTCTTACTCCGCTTCAGCCTGACCCGATTCAGAAGCTAAAACTTCAGGCAAACATTGTTCTTGGTGACTTTATTTTTAACACCATTGACGAGTACGGAGTTGTGTGGGTCATCTCGGACATCGAGGGTTGGTGGCAACACCCAGAACCTGAAATGCCCGACATCCCA